ATGGCGAGAGGAGAGACACCAGATTCGACTGTGTTCGGGCCGGAGGAGGCATTAGCGAAGATATCGATGGAGCTTTTATCACCGACAGGAGACAAGCTAATGACAGTCACCGACCTGACACCTGAGGAGATATTCGGAATGGCGTGGCTCAACAGAATGGCTAAGATATTCAAATCAGACGTAATGAAGGATTGGGCTCGGGAGTTCATGCTTATGAGGGTATCGAGAATGAGGAGAGGAAGAAGGGAGTTCCTGCTCCTCGGCACAGGCATAAGGGAAGTCGGAAGGCAGAAGAAAGCAGGCTCGGTAGGCGACCTGTTCGCGGGGCTGAGATAAATGGACAAGGACACTGAGAAAGAATACTACGGGAACATTTTTGACGAGGACCCGAAAGAGGAGAAGTTCAAGAAACTCATAGACGGGTTCATAAAATACCTCAAAGAGAAGAAGACAACGGACATGAAGAAAACTAAAGAGGTAGTCTGAATGTTCTTCCTAATCAAGGGCGACAGGGAGAAGATAAAGAAATTCTTAAAAATCTTCATAAAAGAAGCAAAGGACGAATACAAGAAACAGGAAGGCGCTGTCAAGGCTGCAGGTCTACCGCTCGTCCCCTTTGACATGGGATATATCGAGGACGATAGGGGAATCATCGTCTGGGATACGATGAACGCTCCGGGTGTGATGGGCTGGTATTTCAAACCGCTGAAGAAGAAGATGAAGAAGAACCTCAAAAAATACTTCAAGGAGCAGGCAGGTATAGACGTGCAGGTGGAGATAATAAAAGACTTAAAGGTGGACAACTAATGGTCTTTTTTGGGCTTAGAGGATTAATAATATACGAGGATTACCAATGTATGGAGGGTCCGGAAGCATATATGAAATTCAAAAAAGAATATGAAACACACCGTCTACCAAATGGTAGATTTGGGGGGTGGAAAATCTAATGGTCCTCTTTGGATAGGAGTAATCCCCAAAATAGTAGGAGAATTAGGTTCGGGAAAGACGCTTGGTCTGACCTTTCTCGGGTGGAAGAACTGGTATTACAGGAAGAAGAAAATATATTCGAACTACCATTTATATAAAATTCCATACATCTACATCGACAGCGTAGAGAAGCTCGACCAGATGAAGGACGGCTTCGCGCTTCTTGACGAGTTCTGGCTATGGATTGACGCGAGGACCACACGGTCGAACAAAAACAAAATCGTGTCGGACATCCTGCTGAAGTCGAGAAAGAGAGGGTTGACATACTGCTTCACAGCGCAGATACTCGACCTGCTGGACAAGAGGGTGAGGAAAGTGATGGACTTCACCGCCTACCCGATACTCAACCCACAGGAAAACCTGTGCAAGGTGGCGATTTTCAGGACAGGCTACCCGAAGAAGGCGCACTACCTAAGGACGTTCTACTTCAAGACGCATATAATCTTCAACCTATACGACACGAACGAGGAAATCGCGCAGATACAGGACGAGTCCAAAGAAGCCATTACAATAATCTGGCAGGAGTCGCCCAACCACGAGCCTATAAAATTCGAGACATGGGCGGACGCGGACAAGTATGCGGAGATGTTTTGGAAAGGGTTTGACCTGAAAAAAGTGATATGAAAGGAGGTGAATCAATGCCAGACAGAGATGGAAAAGGACCTAGAGCAAGAAGCTGGAGGCCCAAAGGAAAGAAGAAGGGTAGGCAGTTAGGAAACTGCTAATTCCAAAAAAGAGTGAGAACATGGGATTACTGACGGACTACGTTATAAAGGACGAGCGGAAGAAGAAGATAGCTTTCTGGATTAGGGACCTAGGGATATTGGCAGTTTTCGCCTACCTCGCCATCGGACACAAGAACACATGGGAGGCAGGATACGAGCACTGCGCTAAGGACGCGTGCATGGTGTGCTGGGGCGAGATGAATCTGACGGTTGGTGAAACAATCGAGACTGCGGGAAAAGGGGATTATTCTTCGATACACCTTTCCCTTTGGAGACAGAACAATCACCTAGGTTGGTCCCCTCCCAGAGCAGTCGCTCGGGCATTATAGAAAAAATATAATAGCTGTTTTTTATACCTACAAATCGTATTTATTTTTGGTTACCATGGCAGATGTAAGAGACTACGTAACGGGGTTCATATCTGCAATAATCGCATTCACCATCGGGGTAACATTGGCCCAACAGCTAATGACCTCAGTGGGGACAGTGAACACTACGCAGGTGCCTCTACTGACAGTCGCCTTGGTTGGAACCGTGGTCGGAGCAGGACTATTGCTATTCTTGCTGAAGACCTTCATCTAAACAGGTAGATACAAATGGCAGAAGTAAAAGAATACGTTACAGGATTCGTATCCGCGATCATAGCAGTGACAATAGGTATCAACCTTATTCCAACCATCATGACGGCAGTTCAGGGCGCAAGCATTCCACTACTCACAGTCGCGCTGGTCGGGACTGTCGTGGGTGCAGGCATACTGCTGTTCATCCTAAAGACATTCATCTAACTGGTTGGAATGTCAAAGTGCGATGATTTGCTTAGATTGCTTTTTCTTTCTTTTTTATTTTTCTGTATTACATAAAAACTTAAACTTGTCTGACAAAAGAATTAATATGGTTTCAATCAAAGATTTGTTCATCTTCGCAATTTTTGGATTCCTTTTCACAGTGCAAGTGGCGAGAGCTGCCACAGTCACCATATCCAGTTTTGACGACGCCTATGTTGACATAAGAAGCCCGACGACCACATTTAACAGCAACACCTTGATCATGGGATCGGCTTATTACGGAAACGCGACAAACCAAATCCAGCGGTTCTATGTGAAGATAAACATATCCGACCACATGACCATCGGAAGCGACATACAGGGCGCAGGCATCAAGATGTGGCAATGGGCAGGAAGCAAGACTCCATTCAAAACACGCATATACGAAGTATACGACGACAACTGGAACGAGGCCACTCTTACATGGGCAAACCAACCATGCGGAGTCGTGGACACGTTCGGCGTGAACTGCAACAGCACAGAGATTACACACTTTGACAGAGGAGGCGCCTATACTGGGTGGCTTTATGCGGACATAACTTCGACAGCGAACACAGAGATAAAAAGCGACGGGATACTGAGCCTGATATTCTTAGGAATTCCAGAATGGGCACCGGCGGTAGGCAACGGTTACCGATACTTTTATTCGAGCGTGGGTGTGCTGCCTATGGAAGTGAACATAAACTACACTGCTGCCACAACGACAACCACAACAACAACGATACCTGTATCGGTTCCAACAGGTTGCGCTGTGTGCAACATAGAAAACATAGACTCGAGGATGGAGCTCGGCTCGATTCCTGCAGCTTGGGTGTGTGGAATGCTCAACATAATGTTCTGCACGCCACCGTTGTTCATCTTCATACTTTTTGGAGTCGTGGCAATAGGAATATTCAGATATAGGCGTTAGTATGACAAAAACAGATATAAAGACAAAAGATAATATAATTATGAAAAAACTGTTGATTCCATTAGCTGTGCTATTGCCGATACTGCTGGCATTTGCACAGCCTACGGAGGCTCTACTTTTCATGAACGACACTTTTACGAGGACGATAATCTACCCATGGTCCTTCGGAGACGTTTCCGCAAACTGCACGTCAAGCGCGGCGATAGTCGCCAACGAACTGCAACTGACCACAACCTCAGCGAACTGCCTCTCATACGTCGGATTTACGACAGCCTCGGAGATGTATGAATACACCATAGACCTCGACTACACACATTCGACTGACGCAGAGCTCGTGATTGACATAACCGACGACGAAGGCGCGGCCGACTCAATAGCCATACACTTCAACACAAACGACAACATCATAGAGTTCTGGAACGTGAACGCACTAACACACTTCCTCGCGCTCGGCTGGAAAGTCGCCTACACCACTAACCTTATGACAGCCTACCCATACGAGTTCAGTTGGTCGAACGGGCAAACAGTGCACGTCACGATAGACAAATCTTCCAGTTCCATAACCATATCGTTCGACGGGACACAAGTAGCCGAACTTATCAGTCCTGCTGACATCTTCGTGAACATGTCGAATCCAGCAATAGCTATGTATAGGACCACAGGCACATCCGTCCAAATAGACAATTTTGCCATAACCACTCCCTCGGCAATATTAACACCAACTCTTAGCATAGACTTCCAGCCATCGAGCCAAGTCGGACCTGGGGAGTCGGTCACAGCGTTCTGCACGGCGGACCCGTTGACCGTGCCTGTCACGCTCCAATATCCGCTGGAAACGACAGTCACGAACCCATACACATCGACGTTCGTGGCAGGAATACACTGGTTCAGATGCCTCAGCAATGCGACAGACCAATACCAAGCAGGGATTGAACATGCCTTCCTGAACGTGAGCGGTGACTATACAACCACGACAACGACAACCACGACAACCATACCCACGGACCCGGTGGCTGCGATAAACGAGACTCAGTGGATAGCGGAGGGATACGGCTGGATGCTGCCTTTCTTCTCGAGGTTCTTCATGGCAACGATGTTCCTGATAATGGTCCTCGTAGTGGCGGGCTGGATTGGCGGGCCAACG